GCATTGGGGGTGATGATAAAATGAATAGTAGTTCTTGGATATTGCATGGTTATTTTGAGAGACAACGTAAACTTTTAGGTATATGATATGGATTTCTTAAAGGATATTGTAAAAGAAATAGGAGATGACTACACCCAACTCGCATCGGATATATCAGATAGTGAACAATATATTGATACAGGTTCGTTGGTTTTTAACGGGCTTGTATCAGGTTCTATCTTTGGTGGTGTATCTAGTAACAAGATCACTGCAATTGCTGGAGAATCTAGTACAGGAAAAACTTTTTTCTCTCTCGCCGTTGCCAAGAACTTTTTGGATACTAATCCCGATGCTTATGTACTCTATTTTGATACTGAAAGTAGCATTACTAAAGCCCTTTTAGATAGTAGAAAAATTGATACAAAAAGATTTGTTGTTATTAATGTAGTAACTATTGAGGAGTTTCGAACTAAAGCACTTAAGGCAGTTGATAAATATTTACAAATGCCCACAGAAGAGCGCAAACCTTGTATGTTTGTGTTAGACTCTTTGGGAATGCTCTCTACAGAGAAAGAGATAACTGATGCACTGAATGATAAGCAGGTGAGGGATATGACCAAATCCCAACTTGTTAAAGGTGCATTCAGAATGCTTACTCTTAAACTTGGTCAAGCAAATATTCCACTTATAGTAACAAACCACACTTACGATGTCATTGGTTCTTATGTCCCTACAAAGGAAATGGGAGGAGGTTCGGGCCTCAAGTATGCAGCAAGCACGATCATTTATCTCGGAAAAAAGAAGGAAAAAGATGGAAAAGAAGTGGTCGGAAACATTATCAAAGCTAAGACTCACAAATCACGTTTAAGTAAGGAGAATAAAACGGTTGAGATACGTCTCTATTATGATCATCGTGGTCTTGATAGGTATTATGGTCTTCTTGAATTGGGGGAGATTGGCGGACTCTGGAAGAATGTTGCCGGTAGATATGAAATCAACGGAAAGAAATTATATGCCAAGCAGATATTGGCTGAACCCGATCTTTACTTCACTCCAGAAGTAATGCAAGCTCTAGACGAAACTGCTCAAAGGGAATTTAGTTATGGAGAAAATTGAGTTTCTAATTCTTAGAAACCTCCTATTTAATGAAGAGTATGCTAGAAAAGTAATTCCTTTTATTAAGGATGAATACTTTGAAGATCAAAATCAAAAGATTATATTCCAGGAGATTTTTACGTTTATTCAGGAATATAATAAGTTGGCTACGAAAGAGATACTCTCTATTGAGGTAGAGAAACGTAGTGATATTAATGATACTTCTTTTAAAGAGATAGTTGATTTAATTAGTTCTTTTGAAGATGAAGTAGGTGAGATTGAGTGGTTAATAGATTCCACTGAAAAGTGGTGTAGGGATCGTGCTATATATTTGGCACTGATGGAATCAATTCAACTAGCTGATGGAAAGGATGACTCTAAAGGAAGGGATGCTATTCCTTCTATTTTGTCTGATGCTTTGGCTGTTTCTTTCGATAATCATATAGGACATGATTACTTACAAGACTATGAAAAAAGATTCGACACCTATCATAGGAAAGAGGACCGCATTCCATTTGATCTTGAATACTTTAACAAAATTACGAAAGGAGGTTTACCGAATAAGACTCTCAACATTGCTTTGGCTGGCACAGGTGTTGGAAAGTCTTTATTCATGTGTCATGTGGCAAGCTCAGCTCTTGTCCAGGGAAAGAACGTCCTTTACATCACTCTCGAAATGGCAGAGGAAAAGATTGCGGAGAGGATCGATGCTAATTTACTTAATGTGGCAATACAGGATATAATAGACTTACCTAAATCTATGTTTGAGAATAAGGTTACATCCCTTTCTCAGAAGACCCAAGGAACTCTTATAATTAAAGAGTATCCAACAGCATCAGCTCATTCAGGACATTTTAAAGCATTGCTTAATGAGTTAGCATTAAAGAAGTCCTTTAGACCTGATATTATTTTCATTGATTACCTTAACATCTGTGCCTCTAGTAGATATCGTCAAAATTCCTCCGTCAATTCCTACTCGTACATCAAAGCGATCGCGGAAGAACTTCGTGGGCTTGCTGTTGAGGCGAATGTTCCGATTGTTAGTGCGACACAAACAACACGTAGTGGCTATGGTTCTTCTGATGTTGAACTTACTGATACTTCTGAATCCTTCGGTTTACCCGCTACTGCTGATCTCATGTTTGCTCTTATATCTACTGATGATTTGGAGTCGTTAAATCAAATATTAGTTAAGCAGTTGAAAAATAGATATAATGACCCTACTATAAGAAAGCGTTTTGTAGTTGGGATTGATAGGGCTAAGATGAGACTCTATGATTGTGAGCAAACAGCACAAGAAGATATAGTTGACAATGGGGAAGGACAAGATTATAATGTGAAGGAAGAAAAACTAAAGAAATCTTTTGAGGGATTTAAGTTTAATGACAGTTGATACCGAAAAGTACCTTGACTTTGTAGAGGGTGTTACTAGTGATGAGAGTCTTCACTATGCAGCACTAGTAAGTAGAATGAATAATTTAGAACTCGAGGATGAATGTAATGTTCCTCAGTTACTTACTGCTGCACTTGGATTGACTGCTGAGTCTGGTGAGTTTACTGAGGTAGTAAAGAAGATTATTCTACAGGGCAAACCTTATAATGAAGATAATGTCTTTCATATGAAGAGAGAGTTGGGAGATATCTGTTGGTATATTGCTCAAGCATGTATGGCCCTTGATACTTCCTTTGATGAAATCATTGAGATGAATGTAGATAAGTTAAAGAAGAGATATCCTGGTGGTGAGTTTGATGTTCATAAGTCAGAGCATAGAGAAGAAGGTGATATCTAAATATTTAAAAAGTATTTGGTATGACTATTAGGAATAAAGAACCAAAAGGACATAAGAAAACGCCTACAGCTCAACAAGAGCAGTGTTCTGTAGTTGCCATATATTATTATATTAATTATGATATGTCTAAGCAGGTAAATATAGATAAATTAAATAAAGAATTTAAAAAGATATATCCAAAAATAACTCTTGCTTGGGAAAATACTTTTCACAATCAAGGAAAGAAAATAGCAGGTTCAAAATATGTTAATGGAACTAAAAATTGGAAATATGGGTGGTGGGATGCACAAACAGAGTCAGTAAATACTGCTCCTTTTGCTGCAGCAATTGGTAATAACACTACTACAGTAATGACTAAAATATGGGATACTTATTTTGATGATCAAACAAGAAAATTGTTTGGTGGTCAGAAAGATTCTTGGAATACTGCTGATATGTATATGGTAAATACAACTCGTGAAAGTGAGATATTGCCTTGGGTGAAGGAATTAAAGGAAGAGTTTATAGGTGATTTGTGTTGTGATCCAGGAGTTTTTGTAGGAACTTTGAATACTTACTTAACTAAATTGGTTCATCAAAGGATTCTTCTTCCCATTTCTTTGAAAGCAGAAACTAAAAATGTACCATTACAGATTAAAGAAACTAATATGCATGAGTGGGATGATACTGGTAAAATTAATATAGTTTCTGGAAATTTTAAACCTAATAAGACACCTTGGTTTTTTACTAATATTAAAATTAAAGCAGGAGAACTTACTTTTGGTAATATTAGTGGAGAAGGAGGAAATTCAGCTCAATATTGGGCTGAGTTTAAAGTTGGAGATTATGAAACATCTTACTTGATAGAGCAAAGAATGCAAGGAGATGGATCAAAAGCAGAAGTAAAGGATATAAAATTAAATAATAAAGATAAAGCGGTAAGAGCAGCAGCCCAAACTGGAACTGTTCCTATGCCAGATTTGAAACATATAATTAAAGAATATACTGGTGAAGGATATGATGATGATGTTCCACCTATAGGAAAATCTATTAATACTGGATATTGGTATGATTATATTGATAAAGTTGTTAGTGATAAAAGCATTCCGATAGAATATGGATCTTGGAATATTTTAGGAACTGAATATCCTCCTAGTCTTCCTGGAAATGTTGAAGGATCTTGGATTTATAAAGCAGCTGAAATAGATAATGATACTAGAAATGGTAGTGCTAATGATTTTACAATAAAATATGGAGCAAAACCTGGTGGTTTTGCTGGAAAACTTAGACTTAAGTTGAGGCAGTTTAGATTTCTTCGAGCTATACAGAAAGCAAATGCTAAAGGAGAATTGGCAGATTTTTTAGTCCATATGTATTATTATGCTGCTAAACAGAATATTTCTGAAGGAGATATTCATGGTCCTTTCTTGAAAATTTCTTAGTCCTGTGCTATAATACCATTATGATTGATCTAAGAATTGGCGACTGCATTGAATTAGCAGAAGAATTAGAAGACGACTCTATTGATTGCACAGTAACCTCCCCTCCATATAATAAGAAGAAGATTGGTGGTGGATTGTTTCGTAAAATTGAATACCAAGACTTTGATGACTCTCTCCCTGAAGAATTGTATCAAGAAAAACAGATACAATTGTTAAATATTCTTTATGATAAGACAAAAGAAGGTGGTTCTTTGTTCTATAATCATAAGGTTAGGTATTTAAATGGTAATGCTACCTCCCCTTGGGAGTGGTTAATTGATACTAAATGGCATATTAGAGAGGAAATTATATGGAATAGGGGTAGTGGACCCGAAATTTCTGGGTATAGATTTACTCAGATAGATGAGAGAGTTTATTGGTTATGTAAGGGTGCCAGTCGTCCCAAACTTCCACGTAGGTCAGTAAACTATGGTAGTGTATGGAAGTTTGGACCTGAAATGAAGAATCCACACCCTGCGCCATACCCAATTATCCTTCCTTTGAGGTGTATTCAGGCAGTTTTAGAAGAACCTGGGGTGGTTTTGGACCCTTATAGTGGTTCTGGTACGACTGGATTAGCAGCAAAACTCTTAGGACATGATTATATTGGGTTTGATTTATCAAAAGAGTACCATGATATGGCACGAGAAAGGTTTGCAACTCCATCAGATAATGATTTGAGAAAGTTTAGGGAAGAGTGTGGTGTGGGAGTAGAAAATAGTATGGATGTATTCAATATTGCATCTTCCTAAATACTTTATGAGAAATTGTGTCGTTAATTATAAATGAAAGGATTTCATGACTTCTTTTCGGAGGCTAGGACTTCTCAAGCATCGGAAAGAGCTAAGAAATTAGGGTTAAAAGGTGATGGTCATGGAGCCTGGTATGATAGATCGGGAGAATTAATAGCGAAAACAGAGAAGGGAGACTTAAAATTTTATACTAAAGGTCAACGTCCTGGTAAGGATGTTCCCAATCCTGCTCAACCTAAAGCACAACCTGCACCACAGATTAAAGCAAAGACAACTACTGTTACAGGTAAGTCTGTAGCTGCTGCAGCTCCTCCTGAGGAACAAAAAGGAGAGAAAAAAGGTGAAGAAGAGAAGTCAAAACGTGGTTCAGATGCATTAACACTAGTATTTGGTAGGTTTAATCCACCTACTACAGGACATAAGAAGCTATTAGATACAGCAAAAGGTATATCAGGTGAGAATGATTTTAGAATTTATCCTTCTAGAAGCCATGATCCTAAGAAAAATCCCTTAGATCCAGGCACGAAGATTAAATTTATGAAGAAGATGTTTGCTGATTATGAGGAAGAGATAGTTAATGAGAAGGATATGAGGACTATCTTTGATGTCCTTGTGACTGCACAAGAAGAAGGGTATAAAGAGATAACAATAGTAGTTGGGTCTGATAGATTGGGTGAATTTAAGAACCTTGCTACCAAATATAATGGAGATTTGTATGATTTTGAGAGTATTGCAGTAGTTCCTGGAGGAGTTAGGGATTCAGATGCTGAAGGAGTAGAAGGAATGTCTGCTTCTAAGTTAAGAAAAGCAGTAAAAGATGATGATAGGAAGGCATTTGAGAGGGGAATACCTTCATCTTTAGAGGATGAGGAGATTAATAATCTTTGGAATGAGTTGAAAAGATCAATGGGTCTTGATGTTACTACTGACAAGAAGAAACCTGCTAAGAAATCTGAGCATACTCCAGCACCTAAAGGATCACAAAAACCGCGTGTTCCACAAGATTTTGGATATAGGAGAGATGCTAAGGAGGATGTTGATTTATGGCAGATTGCACCAAGTTTAGATTACTTAACCTTAAGAGAGAAGTATTACAATAAAGAAATCTTTAAAAGAGGTGATTTAGTAGAGAGTTTGCATACTGGATTGGTAGGTAAGGTCACTCGTAGAGGTGCAAATCATCTAATTTGTGTAACTGAGAGTGGTATTATGTTTAAATCTTGGATAAAAGATGTAACAGAGGCATATACAGAGAAGAAAATGGATAGTATAGATAGAGCTCCTGGTAAACCTAATACTTTGGTAGGAACTAAAGGTTATTTGAAGTACGCAGAGAAGATGACTCCTGGTTCTACCTATGGAAAACAATTTATAAATAAGTATAAGGCTAAAAAGTAGTAGATTTTTACCATGTCTATAGAAACAAAGCAACTTAGTGCACTTTCAGATATATATTTGGAAGCTGTTTATGGAAAGTCACCTGAAGCAATAGAAGCACAGAGGCGTAAGGATGATGATTTGGCAGGTGCTCCCAAGCAAAAGAAGAAGATGGTAGTTACTAGGGCTGATGTAAAAGGAGGTACTGAAGCAGCCAAGAGGTTAAAACAAGGTGATCCTAGATATGCTGCTGCTGACCATCTAAAGGATGATAAGAATTGGGGTTATGATAAGAAGGGCAATTCTCTTAATCCAGTAGATAAGATGAAGAAGGAGCGTAAGGATAATGAACTTTTTGGTGCACCTAATAAGAAAGTAAAGAAAGAGTCTTATTCTAATTGGAGAGAAGATCTTAAGGAAGTTCCTGATTATGATCAGATTCCTATAGATGCTAAGAAGAGAAATGAGAAGATTAGTGAGAAGAAGGTTAAGAATGAAGTAAAGATTAATCCTGAAATGGCTGAAGAAGTTGAGATTATTTCAGAGAAAGAAGTAGATGTAAAGGATACTCGTAGGACAGTTGATGCTATTAGAGCTTATGATAGAGCAAAGGATGCATCAAGAGATGCTACCTATGATACTGATAAGGGTAAGAAAAAGAAGGGTGATGAAGAGAAAGCCTATGCTGCTAAGGAGAGGGGAGAAATAGATAAGGATGATCCTAACTGGAAGAAGCGTAAGTATCATACTGGTATTCATGGTGAGTCTTATGAAGCAACTAAGAGAAAAGAAGTTCTTTCTGCTTTAAAGAGAGATAAGAGACCTTTAGATAAAAAGACTAAAGAAAAGATTGCTGCTAAGATAGTTAAAGATAAGGGTGATACTAGTAAGTCTGATGATAGATATGCATACGAATCTCTTGAAGTAGAAGAGAATATTCGTTGGGATAGAGTTGCTCAAGATCTTACTAGATTGGGTGAGATGGGTGGAGTTCAATTTAAGGTAATTAAGAATGAAAACATTTAATCAATTTAAAGAAGCAAAATTAAGTGCTGCTGAGAGGAGAGCACTTCCTAATAAAGATTTTGCACTTCCTGGGAAAGGAGAAGGTCCGAAAGGAAAGCAAGCAGGGTCTTATCCTATTCCAGATAAGAGTCATGCTAGAGCAGCATTGTCTATGGTTGCTCAACATGGTACTCCTGAGGAGAAGGCAAAGGTCCGTGCTAAGGTAAAAGCAAAGTTTCCTGATATAGGTGAAGAAGTAACCCCTTCAGCGCCTGACAGCGGTATGGAATCAAAGGAGAAAAGACAGCAGCAAATTAAGAAGATGGTTCTTCTTAAGAAGTTGCAAGCAGTGAGAGCAGGGGATAAAAATATTTTTACTCATTATGAACCAAAAGGTGAACAGATTGATGAAGTTAAAGTTACTAGGGTTGGTGATGCTCAGCAAAAGGCAATGCAAGATGCTGTGTTAAGTCGTAAAGAGAACCTTAAGAAGAAACAAGCTGCTGCTAAAGCTAAAGGTAAGCAACGTGTTACATCTACTACTAAGCAATATGATGCTGATGGTGATGGATATGTAAGAACAATTGATGCTGGATATGAACCAGAAGGTGAGATGGTTGAAGGTAAAATTGCTGATGCTTTAAAGCAGGTAGTTACTGATATGAAGGCTGCTGATAGAAAAGCAGGACTTCTTCCAGGTGGTAAAGATGTTGTTGATTTAGATGTTGAACGTGAGCGTCGTCGTAAGAAGAAGGTTGATGAAGGGAAGTTAACTAGTGTTAAGGCAACTACTTATGGTATGCCACATAAAGAAAGGGAAGAACTTATAAACAAGGAAAGAAAAAGGTTGGGTGTTAAACCAAAACCTGAGAAGAGAGTTGATGAAAAATTAAATTATGATCCTATGGATGATCCTACCTTTGATCCACATGAAGCAGAAAAGAAGAGGGGTGTTTCTGGAAAGAATAACCCTAAGGGTGGAAAGAAACTTAAAAAGATAGTTAAGGAAGACAGTGCCGATAAAGCATTTGATAATGTGGTGAGGATGCTGCGAAAAAAGCATGGTGAGTCTGGGGTCCTCACAAAAGATTCTCCAAAACCAAAACCTAGACCTAAGCAAAAACCAAAACCAGATACTAGAACTCCTGAGCAAAAGAAAAAAGATCAGGATAAGGCAAATATGGATGCAGTATATGGTAGAACTCCATGGAATAAGGAGGGGAGTTTGGGTACATGAGTAATTATGTTCCTTATGATGAGTGGTTTGAGAATCCTTTAGATAGCATGCCAATTGCTACTGATAAAGAAGAGTTAGATTTAGCTCCTTGTGAGTATGAACCACCTACTGATGATTGGGTGGC